TGTAGCCGCTGTCCGAAATCGCGAGCGGTTGGTAGGTCACGCCGTTGATCGTGAGGGCTTCCTCGTAGCCCGTGTAGCGCCAGATCTGCGAGCCGTAGATGAACTCGTAGAGTGCAACCGGTTTGGCGCTGGCATTCGATCGTTCAAGGGTGTCGAAGCTCATCTGTTACACGATGCCCGATTTGACCTGGCGGATGTTCGGCGCGGCCCGGAAAGTCGCAGAGCAGAGCGACGCGCCTCGCGTGTCAGTCTTATGCACGATCTCAAGCCGATCCTGGTTGAGCCGGGATAGTTGCATAAAGCTAACCCTAAGTACAGACGATTTTGTCAACCCGTCGTAGAAAGCACGATCAACGCTCAAGATCTCACGGCCGCTGGAGTCGAGCGTCGAAGACTTGATCATCCGGTAAAGCCGGGTGCCGTTTTTCAGATAGACGCAGATGAACTTCCGGCCTTCGGTCGGCTCGCCGGCTTCCGTGTAGCCGAAATTCTCGACAATCAGATACTTCTCACCGGCAGGCGTATCGAGCGCCACGGTCATGTCGGCCGAGCCCGTCGGCAGCCAGACGGCCATGAAGCGGCCGGCCAGGTGGTAGGTCAGCCGCTTGAAGGCTTCATATTCAGCGCGGCCGGCGTTCACCCAATGGAAGGTCTGCGACTGGAATGCGAGTTCGGCTGAGTCGCGGAAGAGTGCGATACCGACATCATTGTCGTATTCTTCCATCATCCGCTCGTAGGTGGAGTCGACCGTCGAGCCTTCGTCGGTATCGGCCGTCAGCACATTGAAGCCGCGGTAAACGTCGAGGAAGCTAACCGGAGCGCCGCTGTTATTGTAGGCCACGCCGTAGCGCTGAAGCCATTGCGTCGTCTGCACGAGGCGCTGACGCACGGTGGCAAGGTTGATCCCTGCGGCGACATAGGTCGGGAAGAGCAGCATCTCGGCGAGCGTGGTGATGATCTCGCCGTGCCAGAAGCCATACCACTGTTTCTTCGCTGGATCTGGTGACCAGGTGTAGGCCATCTCGCCCGTGGTGCGCCAGATCATCTCCATGTAGTTCCAGCAGCGCAGCATGAGCGCGTTGTTCACGCTCGCATTACCCTTGCCAACCTTCTGAAGCTGCAAGCATGCGCGAAGGATGATCGCGGCAGCGTGGGGCTCTTCGTAGAAGGTCTGCGGTTGCCCGGTGGCCGGATCGTCGTAATCGGTCGGCATACCGTAGATCGTAACACCGCCAACCACCTGGCCGTCGAGGTCAGGCCAGAAGCCGTTGAGCCAGGACAGCCAGTTGCTTGCCATGGTGACGGCGAGATCCACTGCCGTTGCGAACGAAGGCGTGCCACTGGCAAGCTCGGCGATCTTGGTGAGCGACTCGACGATACGGACCTGATAGCCAACCCAACGGGTGTTCGGGTCATCGTTGGTGTAAACCCATGTGTGCGGCGTCGGGCTGCCGATCGTCGATCGAGCGTCGGTGTTCAGAACGAAGGTGTGCGCGAACGGCCCGAGCGAACCGCCATCGACAACCCACTGCTCTTGCGCGTGCTTCAGGAACATAAGCTGCTGTTCCATGAGCAGCGCGTGCTTCGGCTTCGTTACACCACCTGCCGTCGTCGCACTGAGCGGAAAGGTGGTGGCGCCGGTCGTCCGATTGGGGATCGGCAGCTTCGCCGCAGTCAGCGTCGGATGCACTGCGTTCGCGTCATCGGAAAGCCACCACCAATGATCCGCAAGCTGGTAGCCGTGGAACGGCGAACCGTTCCAGCCGACAAACGCTTCCTTGTTCAGATCGGCGTTGATCGCGAAGGGTAGCGCGCCGGGGAAGAAGGGCATCGGTGCGCCTTCGACTGCTTCGGCCGTGGCTGCGGTGACCAGGCGCATCTTGCGAAGCCGGATCTGATAGGCGCCGCTCATCTCAGACGAGATCCCGAAGTTCTGAAGCTCGGTGCCGGCCGGCAGCGTGGAGCCCCAAACGGTGTTGCCGCTCGTGTCGTATGACCTGAGCCTGAATGCGGTGCGCGGGATGAAGAACTCGATCACGTCACCACTGGTCGCAACGAAGCTTGCAAGCGAGCCGAGATCTGCATACCAACGCTGGCTCGGGTCAAAGTCCATGGTGGCCGAGACGTAGACCAGGAAGAACTCTTTGTTCGCAGCCACGGGCTTCTTCGTCGCCGAGACTGCAACATAGAGATACTGATCGGCATCCTGATAGCTGGTAGCCGTGCGCCAAGCGTCCGAGAAACCGCGACCAAGCTGCACCTGGTTGACTGTGCTCGCTGCCGGGATGTTGCCGATGATGTCGCCGTTTGCGGCGCGAGACCAGAAGTCGTAGCCGGTCCAGTTATTGTCGAGCCCGCTTCCGATTGGCGGCGTCGCCGACGGATGATCCGAATAGCAGAACATGCCGTCAGGTTGCCCACTGGCCGGGATGACATCGAAGCCGGGCATCGGCTTGAAGACTTCGCGCAGGTCGGAAATGGCCTGGCCTGCGACAGCGGAGCGGCGCAGCGCGAGTCGAAGCTTCTGCCAACGGTCTGCCATGCCAGGGCGATCGTCGAGCGCGACGGCCCTTTCAAGCGCCTGTTCGAACCAGCGGAACGTGTCAGGCGCGCAGGCCGAGTAGCCGGGTGAGATGCGCGTCCAGTTCGGGTAGGCTTCGTATGCGTCAGCCTGCGCGATGTAGCTCGGCTTGTAGTAGCCGTAGACGATCTTCCACTGCGTGATGCCAGATGGCGCGGAGCCCGGAATGGTGATGACGGTGGTGTCGCCAACCTTCTGCCAATTTGTGATCTCGATCGAGGTGTCGCCAGCCGGCGAGGCGATGTCGAAGGCCGGGCTGTAGGGGCTTTCGTAAAGCAGTTCGCTCGTCGCCGGATAGATCCGCCACACCTCATGCACGCGGGCACCGTTGGCGTTGGCCGGGATCGTGAGCGTGCTGCCCGAGCGCGTCACCTGATACTCGTAGACGATACCCTGTTCCGGCACGTCACCGCGGGCGGCAAAGAGCCAGTGCGGCAGCGTGAGATCGGTTGCGACTTCAGGGAAGGGCTGCCTGATCATCGGCCCGGTGGTGCTGCCGTCGCCCATCGCGTCGAGCATTTCCTGCGCAAGCTCGAAATAGTAGTCGGCCGCCTCACGCTCGCTGACGACAGACGACACCCTCAAGACCTGGTAGGCCAGAAGCATGCCGAAGATCATGACCGACTGACCTTCCGACGTGCCGGAGTTGGTGTGGAAGTAGCCGCCGCGACCGGTTTCGATGTGGTAGCTGTTCGTGATCAGGCCATCCATGATCATCGGGCCGACTTCGCGGCGGGTGTCTTCGAGCACCACGTCGTCGTTCTCTTGCATGATCCGGAACTGCGGCGTCACCGATGAAGCCTGATCGGTCAACTTACGCACGGCCGGCTGAGTCGGGATGCGCGCCTTGCGCACCGGATGCACCTTTGCCGTTCGCGGCCAGTCGGTTTCGAGCGGCGAAACCAGGGTGACCGAGTTGGTGCCGACGCTCGCGACTTCGACAAGCTCGTAGTCGGATGCACGGCCAAGGCTGCCGATGAAGAGGATGTCGCCGGCTTTGATGCCGCCGTTGTTCGCCTGGTTGATCGGCAGCGTCGAGGAACCGGCCGCTGCGTTTGCAGTCAACCAGTAGGCTTCGAACCAAAGCGGAAGATAGACCGGCTTGCCGCCGTGAGACCTGAAGAACTGATCGAGGTATGCCCGGTCTGCGCCTTCGACTGCCACCGAGAATTCGACATCCTTTCGCGGGTATTTGCGAAGGCAGCGCCGCTGTTCGGCGCCGGTTGGCGAAGTCATGATGTCAGTCAACCACTCAAGGGTTTCCTTGACCGGCTCGTTCCAGTTAGGTTCGATCGGCCAGACCGGGATGTTTTCAATCGTCATTTGCTCACAAGACCTTTAAGCTTTCCGCTGTTCTTTCCCAATACATCCCAAATCGCTTTTTCGCCAGTGGAAGATGTGAGCCAGTTGCGGGCGGAATCCTCATCGAGCGTGATGATGTTGCGAATGGTGCCAGCGCCACCGGAGTTCGCGAGCGCGGCTTCGGCTGCGGCCTGCTTGTCGGCCAGGGCGGCTTCCTGCTCTTCGGTGCGGATCGTCTCGCCACGTTCAAGCGTCGCGCTGATCTCGTTGGACTTGAGACCTGCGACACCGCCCTGGTGATAGACGAACGGGGTTGCCAAGGCTGCGCTGCTGACGCGACGCGAGCGATTGGTCGAGCCGGCCACGCCGCCGCCATGCGCCACGCCACTCAGGATGCCGCCGGCTGCTGCACCGATCGGGCCGCCGAAGCCGCTCAGTGCCTTCAGGATCGTCATGCGGATGATCGCGACGCCGATCTCGATAAGGATCTGCGACAACGTCTGAAGCACGGCCTGGCCGAACGCCTTGAATGCGTTCTCGCCGTTGACGACAGCCTGAGCGAAGGCGCCGAAGGCATTCGCGATGCCGGAAGCGAACGAGTCGACGAAGCCGCTCACCTGCTGCGTGGTGAGACCGAACATGCCGGTGCGCGTCGTCGCAGTCTGAAGCTTGGTGTTCAGGGTGTCGAGCGTCGTCAACTTAGCCTGGGCTTCTGCACCGCCGATCTGTTCCCAAAATTGGCGAGCGTTCGCGATGGCTTCCTGAAGCTTAGTCTTCGTTTCTTCGAGCTTCAGGTTGGTCGCACTTACACCTTCAGTGTCGCCGGATAGCTGCTGCTGCTTGAGCAACTGCTGAAGTGCGACCTGTTCCTGATACAGCGCCTTAGCCTTCGCGAGTTCCGCGTTAGCCTGAGCCTGCAATTCCTTCTGCTCAGTCTTGACGTTCTTCAGATCGAACTCTTGCCCTGCCAGTTCGCGAACGGTGGCAAGCTGTTCTTCGGTGATCTTCTTGTTTTCTTCACGAGCCTCACGAACAGCGGCTTCGATTGCAGCCTCGCGAGCCTTGCCGTCATTGATCTGCTGTTGCTGCTGTACTTCGAACTTCTGGTCTTCAATGCGCTTTTTGGTTAGGTCGTTAGCCTTCGTCTGAAGTTCGAACTGCTGCTGTTCAAGCTGATACGACGTGCCGCCCTGCTCGAAGAGATCCGCTTCCTGATTGCGACGGCCGGAATTTACGCCGCCGTTCTGCGTTGCCAGGCGCCGGATCGCTGCGGCGATTTCCTCGACACTGCCGTTCTTGAACGCATCAAGCTCGCCCGTGCGGGTGAGGTTGCCGTAGTTGTAAGCGATCGATGTCAGGACGGCTTGCTGCTCTTTCGAGAAGGCGCCGAAGCGGTCACTGCCGATCTCGGACTTGACGGTGCCCTGAAACTCACCGATGCGGCGGATCAGGTCTCGGTTAGCATCCTGCACCGAAACGCGCATGCCTTCGACGACGCGCTGCACGGTTCCGTCGGCCAGGGTGACCGTGTCAGATCCGTAGCCGACGCGGAAGGCGTTGACGTCCCAATACGGGGTTTCACGGAAGCCTTCGAACTGCTTGATCAGGCCGGCCGATGCTTCAAGGCCAGTGCCGCCAAGGGCGTCCATGTTGATCGCTTCGAGCGCCTGATTATAGCGCTGCGTCGCAGCATGAAGTTCGCCGAAATTCTTCGCCGCCTGCGCTGCATCCTGATAGAGCTTTTCGAGCGCGGTGATCTGCTCAAGACGTTCCAGTTCTTCCGCGATCTCCGGAATCAACTGGCCCATCTCTTCCATTGCGGTGTTGAACGCCTTGGACTTCTCTTCAGCCGTCGCAGCCTTCTTCGCGTTGAGATCGAAGGCGTCGGATGCCGACAGCAGTGCCTCATCGGCCTCTTCAGCCTCACCGCGGAATGCGCGGAGAATCGCCTCACCCTTTTCGATGGCGGTGTTCAGGTCGAGCAGGCTCGACTCGCCGTCGGCCGCCGCGTTGGTCATGTTCAGCAGTTCAAGCGCGACAGCCTTGGCTTCCTCGCTCGCCGGAGTGAGGGCGATCTGGTTCAGCGCCTCGGTGAACTGCTCAACGGTGGTGGTGCCGTTGCGCAGACCATTGAGTGCATCCTCGATCTCGCGAAGCTGCGCAGCCTGCGGCGAGCCGGCGCCAGCCGAGCCCATGCGGCCGACTTCATCCTGCAAGACGCTGACAACCGACTCCATGTCGTCGAGCAGGCCGCGGTATGCTTCGCGCAGCTTCTCGACGCTGGCGATGGCCTGAGCTTCAGTCGCACCTTCAATGTTGTCCTTGATGTTGCCGGTGGTGCCTTCGATCTTCGTGTAGGCTTCCTGCACAGCACCCAAGATCCGCTGGTGCTCGGTCATCGCGCCGTTGGTCTCGGTGACGCGGCCAAGCCAGCTTGTGACCGCGAAGGTGACGCCGGTCAGGATCAGGCCGGGCAGACCGCCGATCGCCAGCCAGAGTAGCCGGAACGCACCAGTCGCGATGCCTGCGACCGTAGACAGGGCTCGAAGGCCAACGCCGAGCGCGGCCGCACCTACACCCGTGGTGCGCGCCTGAGCGCCAACGGCGCCGATCTGCCGGCCGACACCGACAAGCGCGGACGTTCCGATGCGCAGAGTCGAGACGAAGCCGTTCCAGCGGCCGCGCAGCAGTTCCATGCTCGTCGCGAAACTGAAGAGACCGCTGTTGTTCCGGAGCACCTGCGCGGCGTTGTCGCGAAGGCGGCCGGTGAAGTCGGTGAGCCAGCTTGCGACCTTGACTGCGACCAGCAGCGCTGCGGCTTGAGCCAGGTCGTCGAAGTAGGGAAGCGCTGCCGTCAGGGCTTCGGTGACTGCGGCCAGGGCCGAGCCGATCTGCCTGAAGAACTCGGTCGCCTCACCGCTCGACAGCGCCTCATTGACGACGCGAAGACCGTCAGCGAATGCCTTAACGAAACCACCCTCACCGATGGCCACGCGAGCCTGGAAGATGTTGTTCTGGAAGCGGCCCATTTCGGTATTGACCGACATCAGGGCGTTGGCCAGTTCCGGGCCGTAGAGTTCGCGAAGGCGCGTTGCGAGACCGGTCAGGTTTTCCTCGCTCGCGACAACCTCACCCTTCTTCAACATCTCGTCGAGTTCAGCAGTGGTGACGCCGATTGCATCCGCGAAAAGCTGGAAGGCGCCGGTCATACGGTCGCCAAGCTGGCCGCGAAGCTCTTCGGCCTGAACCTTGCCCTTCGAGATGATCTGCTCAAGAGCCTTGAAGATGCCCTGCAACTGATCGACCGAAAGGCGCTGCACGCGGCCGGCTTCGGCGACGGACAGGAAGATGTCGCGCGTTGCCTGGCCGGTGAAGTTGGCACTCTGCGCGGCGACGGCAAATTTCGAATACTGAGTCGAGAGGACATCGAAGGTGATGCCGAGCCGGTTGGCCTGGTTTTCGATGAACTTCAGTTCGGCTGCCACGCGGCGCTGATCGCCACCGAAGGCCACGTTGAGGCGGGACTGCGCGGCTTCGAGCGTGTTGGTCGCATCGACCACCTTCATGAGTTGGTTGGCGCCACCCTGCAAGCCGATGTAGCTGGCCGTGAGCGCGATCACCTCGCCACGGATACGCTGGAAGAAGGACAGGGACTCGCGGCTCGCATTGTTGCTGGTCTGCAACGCCTGCGTCAGCGAAGTGGTAGCCTGAGCGGTGGCGCGAATGCTGGTTGCCGCGCTCGATGCTGCCGGCGCAACCTGCTTCAAGGTCTGCGTGGCATTCCGCAGCGGGATCGTGGCGCGCGCCCATTCAGCGAAGGACGACTTCGCTGCGCCCTGCATCTTGCCGAGCGCCGCCACCTGAGCGTTGTATTCGGCTCGCGCAGCTTTCGATGCAGCGATGACGCGGTTGAAGGCGTCCACCTGAACCGTGACGTTGCCGCTGGTCGTCTTGAGTTCCTGCGACAGACGGCGTGCTTCGGCTTCAAGGGCTTTCCAGTTGGCTTCGGCTTCCTTGATCGCGGCATTCTGCTTTTGAAGCGCGGCGGCGTTCTTCGGATCGGTGAAGTAGCCGGAGCCCGACGAGAACCGGGACATGACCGTCGCGAGCCGCTGCACGCGATCAAGCTCAGACGCAGTCTTCGCGTAGGCTGCTGCCACGCGGTTCTGATCGACGATCTGCTGACCGGTCGCAGCCGACACCTGAGCGCTGACCTGGCGCACCTGTTCCAGTTCGGTGCGGACTTCGGTGAGCGCAGCCTTGTTCGTCCGGAATGCGGCACTCTGCTTTTCAGTCTCGCCTTCGAGGCGGCGCTGCTGATCGGCTGCGGCCTTCACCGCAGGCGTCATCTGGCCGATGTTCTGCGTCGCCTGAGCGATTTCGGAATCGAGCTTCGCGACGGCGCCCTGCGCTGCGGTGCTGGCGCGTTTCGCTTCTTCGAGCGCACCTGCAAGGAAGACTGCGGCCGAGTCGCGAGCGGACGTCTGAGCCTGACCGGAGTCAAGGCCAACGCCGCGCGTAGTGCGGGTGCGCTGGTTCTGCGTCTTATTGAATGCGTCCTGCGCGCGCTCGGCATCGCGGAGCGCCTTCGCCTGTTGCGTGAGAAGCTTGGCTGCGTCCCGGCGCTCATCCTTCAGCGCCTTCAGGGTGCGCTCTTCGGCTTCGAGGCTGCCGCGCAGCTTGTTCGCCCGAGCGGCCGCTTCTTCGGACTCGCGAGCCAGTTTCGCCAGTTCAGCCACGCTGCCGCGCACCGTGCCTTCGAGGCGATCGGCCGCCGCGCTGGCTTCGTCGAGGTTCTTCGCAACCTCTTCCATAGCCTTGAGCCCGGCGGCCTTTTTGTTCAGATCGAGAAGTGTAGCGGCCAGATCGCCAAGGGTGGTGTTGCCCTTGGCGCTGGCAGACTTGGTTTCATCTACAGCGGTCGAGAATTCTTCGAACGCCTTGGTGATAGCCTTGAGCGTCTTGGAAGCTTCATTCCTGGCTTTGACGACCAGATCGACTTCATTGCTCTTAGCCATCGCCGGCCAACTCCTTGATCAGTTCATTTAGAGCCTTCGACGCGCTACGGCCCTGCTTTCCGAATGACGCAACTGCTGCCGTCATTACGGCCTGCAAGAGCGTGGTGGTGGTTGCGTGGTCTCGGTTGATGCGATCAACAATCAGTTGATGCTCTTCCCAAACCTTCGCCACCGGGTAGAGCGGGGCATCGACGTGCCCGCGCTCGATCAGCAGACTCAGTTGACCGCGGAGTGACCAAACCCACTCGTGAACGTCTCGATATGCGGCTTGGCCTTTTCGAGCAGACCGCCCTTTTCCCCGACGAGTCGTAGGACGGTCTGCCAGAACTTTTTTGCGCCACCGTCCATCGCGAAGCTCAACGTCGCGATCTTCTCAAGGGCTGCGACCTGTACGTCTGGCGGCAACTTGGAAATCCCTTCGATGTCGTTAGGGACGTCGGCTGCCAGGGCAATCGCGTGCGCCACTGCGACAGAGAAGCGATTGAGGATCGAGAACACAAAGAACGCAATGTCGATCTCTTTCTGCTCGGCCGCCACCTGCTTGATTTCTTCAAACAGGATCATGGCCGCTTCAGAGTTGACGGAAACGATCTGCTGGATCTCGGGAATGCTGAGTCCACGGACGGAAATGTATCCGCCCGTGAACTCAATGCGCTCATGGCTCAGGGTGTAAGAGTATGCCATGGTCGTTACGCCGGCACACCGTTGACGTAGACGGCGTTGAGGGTGTTCTTCTTCAGAACCTCAACGGTCAACGGGATGTTCTGCCACTCGTCACCCTTGAAGGCGAGTTCGCCGTTCGGGGAGATCGAGACGTAGGGGAACGTCCAGACGAAGTTCTCACCGGCCGGGTTGTACTCGATGTACTTCAGCGAGCCTTCGACCTTCTCGTCACCGGAGACGACCAGGTTGTAGGTGGTGTTGAGCGTGGCGTAATCCACGGTCAGGTCGGTGCCTTCGACGATGGCGCCACCTTCGACGATGGTGATCAGACCGCGCTTATAGTCAACCACGTAGTCATCCATGATGACGTAGGTGGTCGCACCGCTCCCAACAGTCAGACCGGTCGTCGAGATGTTGACGTCGCCAACCGGATCGGTCGGGGTTTCGCCAAGCTGGTAGCTGCGGCCGGGGATGACGTCGGCGATGGCGTAGTCATTGACCGTGGCTGCCGTCTGCGTGACGGTGGTGTCGGCGTCGCCTGCGAACAGGTAAAGGCCGATGTTGGCCATCGTGACTTCGTCGAGCACCAGGGCGCCGGAGCGCGTGACTTCGAGCGGGATCGTCTTGTCCTTCTGACGGATGCCGCGGTCGGAGTTGTAGTGATCGAGGTTTTCGGTTTCGATCGTGATGCCCCACTCCGGCGAGTTGCCGAGGTAGCGATAGCCTTCGCCGATCTGCGTGCCAGTCTTGTACTTCGAGAAGTGGACTTCGCCACGACCGAGCTTATATGCTTCAGTACCCATGTCTGTCTCCTATACCGGGTTGCTGCTTCCACAAACGGTTGACAATCCTTTTAGCCGAAAGGTTGGCTGTTGTCTTCCGTAATTTTCAGCGTCAGCGTCAGCCAGAAATAGGCTTTCGTCGAGACGCCTTCCTCGGGTGGCCGAACAACTCCGGCGCCGATCTTGATTGACTCAACGCGATTACCTTTCTCGCTGTTGAGTCCGAAGGGGTTGTGACCGCGACGCGGCAGAGTGAGTTGCCGCGATTGCTCGACTGCGAGGCGCTTCTTCACGTCAGCCATCGCCAGTTCGGCCGGGTCGGTCGGGTTATCCTTGTCGTCCTTGACGAAACCCTGAATGAGAAGATCCCAATCGCCGCCGGAGTGACCAGCGTTCGTCGGCGCCGGCAGACGGTCGAGCGGCAACGGCGGCTCAAGGATGCTCAACATCGGCAACGGGTCACCCTGACCGAAGACCAGGCGGCCGCGAAACACGGCCTGCGAGAAGTCGAAGTTGTAGCCGTTGGCGGGCGTGATTTCCTTGAGCGCGTCGGTGATGGCCTTCTTCACGCGGAGTCGGAAAGGGTCGGTCATAGGTTCAGGTCCAGTAGCCGTTGAAACTCTTTGTTGAGATAGTCCTGAAGGTCGCCGGAGATCTCGTCACGGGTCTTGTTAAAGACCTGATCGACCGACGGCCCGTAGAGCAGATACAGCCCTTCGGCGATCTTCTTCGCGCCCATGCTCGGCGGATCGTTGGTTCGGATCGCCAGGCCGATGTTGTTGTTCTTCAGCTTGATCGCGAAGCCGCTCGGCATGTACTTGGCGATGCCAGGGTCAACCTCGACACTGACGCCGCCCTTCTTGCCAACCTTGGCGCCGCCTGAGACGAAGCGCGCCAGGGATGTCGGCCGATCGCGGCCGCGCAGAACAGCTTCCAGGTTCGACTCGTTGGCGAAGCGGGCGATAGCCAGGCGACCGTCGGCGCCCGTGAGATAGCCCTTGGGGAATTTGATCTGCCGCTCCATCGAGCGCGCGGCCTTGGTCTGACCACGGCGAACGGTTGCGTTGACTGCCAGTTTCGCGGCTTTGAGGATCGCCGGCTCTAGCTCGTCGATGCCTTCGATCGACTTGATGCCGGATACAGCCACGGCGAAATACTCGGCCATCTGGTCACTCCGGAACCGGGAGACCGGCTGCGTCTTCAGCTTCGAGCAGGACGACGGTCGCGGTGATGGTCTGACCGTCGGGCGGGGAGACGTGGTCGATCTGGTATGCCTCACCGGGCTCGACAGATACGATTGCGTTTCGCTGCGGTTCGATGCCGTCTTCGCGCCAGAAGATGAGCTTCGGCGTCGTATCGAGGCGTTCTGCGTAGTCGAAACTGGTGCCCTTCATGTCGCCGAGGGCTGCGAATTTGGTATGCACGCGCACGAAGCACGGCACCGGAAACGAGCTTGGCGTTTCCAGATAAAGAGCAGCGACGCGCATGCGATCATGCACGTCGCCACGAGCCCGCTTTTTGATGTCGCGGACTGAGCGCATTAGATCTCTTCCGTTGCGGGAGCGCCCGCGGCGGCAGGATCGGTTGCGGCCGGCGTTTCAGTTGCCGGGGCTTCGGCAGGCTTGGCTTCGGCGGCCTTGGCGGCAGCCTTCTTGTTGCCCTGCGGGTCACCTTCAGCGGCGACAGCCGGGCGCTCATCGCCGACGCTCGACTTCGGAGCCGGAGCTTCCTTGGTGGCGTCGATCACGGTCTCGCGACGCTCGGCGATGGCGATCTCGTCGTCGCTTGCCTCGCGGGCAGCACCGAGCTTTTCGAGTTCCTTGAGCTTGGCTGCGGTGGTGACAAAGACCGACGGCTCGGCCTTGGTGGAAGCCGGGATCATGGTCTTGGTGCCGGCGATGCGGGTGCTGATCGCATGCAATGCGAATGCCATTACAGTGGTCATCTGCGGTTCCTTTTCAGGGTTGGGTTTCAACAGAATGTGGAAAGAGCCGGCACTCGGCCGGCTCGATCCAGTTCAGGGCGCTTAGGCCAGGACGCGGGCCTTGAAGGTCCGGTTCGGGTAAAGCGGGATCGGCAGCGGGCTCGACTGCGAAAGCAGGAAGTCAGCGCCGGGGTTCTTCTCATCGTACATCTTCTGGAAGATGTCGATGTTCGACATGCCCGCCTTGATGGCATCGTTGTCGTAGATCGCGCCGTAGGCACGAACACCGGTTGCACCCGGAGCGACCAGCAGAACGTCCTTTTCGTTCATGAGGTCGATCTTGGTCTTGCCGGCACCGTTCGGGATATCGACGGTATCCTTATACATCCAGACATCGAGACCGGTCTTCAACTGACCGATGTAGGTGAGCGGCTGCTCGGTGATGAGGATGCCACGGTTGAAGGTCACGCCTTCGCCGCCGCGATAGCGGGTGTCCAGCATGTCCTTGATGCCGTTGTTGGCCTTGAAGTAAGGCGCAACCTGCGCACCAACGATGAGCATGTTCGGCGAGCCGCCACGCAGAGCGCGGACCATGGTGTTCGCCCAAGCCTCGACATCGCCAAGGATGTCAGCGGTGGGATCAGACCAGTAGTCGGCGGTGAGCGTGACCGTATGGCCGGTGTCGCGACCGAAGTCGAGCAGGACAGACGGATTGGCTGCACCCTGATCGCGCTCATACTCGATCAGCACCTTGCCGTCGATGAAGGCGCGAGCCGCCATCCAGATCTCGCGCATGCGGATCGCGCGGATGTGACGCTCCACCATTTCCTGCACGCGCATGTCGAAGCGCTCTTCCAGCGACGGGCGCTGACCGCCGTTGCGGAAGATCTCGGACGGACGGACGTTCTTCGCGTCTTCCGGACGGATCGCATTGAGCAGCTTGATATAGGGCGGCAGGAACGACTCGATGCTCTCACCCTTGGTGGAGTCGAGCGGCTTACCCTGTTCGGCCGGCAGGCTGAACGGTGCCAGGAAGCGGTCAGCTTCAGGCAGATCGAGGAAGCGGATCTTCTCGTCTTCGGAGAAGAAGGTGGTGGTGAAGAACGTGTCGAGGATGAAGCTCGGCAGCGGGTCCATACGCGGATCGGTACGCAGTTCGTACAGATCGCGGCTTTCCCAAAGTTCGATAGTCATGGCTTGATTTTCCTTTCTTTGAAAACGTTAATCCCAAGCCTGACTGCTTAGGGAGCGGCCACGGTTGCGCCCTTGCGGACCTTCTTGACGACGAACTGAGTCGGAGTCGGAGCGCCGCGGAAGGCTTCGAGCTTCTTCTCATCCGTATCGAACGATGCCGGCCAGGCGATCATGTCCATGTTCACGGCGCCGGAGCGCATGACAGGCTGACCCTGGATCGGCGATGCGCCAGTGGTGATCGGGCGCACCAGCAGACCGACGGCGCGAACGCCGGCAGATGCGTAGGTGGCATCCCAAACGGCCGGCACCAGGTGTCCCGAGGCGTCGAAGCCGACGGGAACGTAGACACCAGTGATGGTCTGGTTGGCGGCGATGGTCATATCCTCGATCACCGGAGCCGGCGTATGCGAGACGATGAGACCTTCAGCCACCGGGTTGATGACGTCGGATTCCTGGCTCGGAACACCGGCCAGGTGGGCAAGGTATGCGCTGTTGTAGGTTGCCATTGTCGGTGTCCTTTCACCAAACTGTTGAATTTACGCGCGGCCTGGTGTCCGCAACGGGGTGGATCAGGCCGTGGTCTTGACCGGACCCTTCGTCTGCGCGAGCAACTTCTGCGCACGGGTCATTCCGTTCGCTTCGTCTGCACCGCCGGGGTGACCGTGGTCGGTCGGCTTCTCGGAATTCATCTCTTCCTTGAAGTTCTTGCCGGTCGCGTTGGTGTCGGTGGTCGACTCCTGCTTGGCTTCGGCCTTCTCTTCCGGCAGTTCGCCGAGCATTTCGGTGACGGTCGCTGCGTCGAGGGCTGCGAACTTCTCACCGACAGCCATCTTCAGAGCCATGACCGGGCGGGTCTTGGCGGCGTCGGATGCCAGGATCGAGTTGATGCGATCGAAGGCTGCCTTGGTGCCTTCCTTGATGCCTTCGAGCTTGCCGGCAGCGTGGCCTTCAGCGCGGGCAGCGTCAACGGCCGCCTGATCGACCGTCTTTTCGGTAGTCGTCTGTCCAGACATGGTGAGTTTTCCTTTCCTGCGGTTGGACAGTTCTGCCGCAAATGCGGCGACGGAGTCGTCAAGCGAACCGATTTCATCGGCGAGCCCATTCGACGTTGCTTGTGAAGCGGTGAATACGCCGGCTTCGGTTGCCCGAATAACGTCCGCATCCATGCTTCGATTTCGGGCGACTGTCGCCACGAAGATCTCTCCAAGCTCGTCTACACGAGCCTGAATACGCTCTTTTGCCTCTTTTGACAACGGCTTGGTGCTGTAGGAATCAACCTTCTGTTTCCCGTAGTGGATCAGATGCACCTTGATACCTGCCTTGTCCAAGGCTTCGCTGTAGTCCATGCGCGAGGTAACGACGCCGATCGAGCCGACTCCACCGGTTCGCGCAACAATGATTCGGTCTGTCGCGGAGGCGATCGAGTATGCTGCCGAATAGGCGTGCTCGGATGCGAAGGCGCGCATCGGCTTCTTGCTGCGGAGCGCGTAGATATCGTCGGCCAGGTCGAAGTTGCCGGCGACTTCACCGCCGCCGGAGTTGATCACGAAGGCGATGCCATGCACTTCGGGATCAGCCATGCCGCGCTCGATCGCCTTGCGGATGTAGACGTAGCCAGTCGCGTATTCGCCGTCGGCCCACGCGAAGTCATTGAGCAGGACTCCCTTGACCGGGATCGACAGAATGCCGTCCTTCACATTGTAAGGGCGGTAGGTCGCGAGCCAGTGATCCGGATCAGGCCAGAAGCCGTCGCGCATCTGGATCTCGCCGTTGTCGTTCGCAGCGGAAATGCGCTCGGCCAGTTCGAACGCATGATGCAGGTTCGCAACGAGCGTGCTGCCGGCATCCTCATCGTAGAGGATCGGTGCGTTGTCGAAGCGTGCCAGCAGTGCGTTGGTGGTGGTCATGGTCATTCCCCGAGGATGTCTGCGAAGTCCGGATCGACCTGAGCGTTGCCGCTACCGGTCGAGGACGACGGATCGCCGGGCTCACCGGTCGAAGCGTTCATGGTGTTGTCGGTGACGGTGGCTGGATGCTGGAAGTCTGCGTCTTCGAACGCTTCCTTCTCGCGAGCCATCTGCTTGATGTTCTGGCGCCAGTCGATACCGAGGCGCGACGACTCGCGCTCGACGGTCGAAAGGCCGTACTTCATGCGCAGAACCGCAGCCTGCGTTTCCTTCAGTTCGTCGATCTGGCCGCGGGATGCGCCGATCCACTCACAAGCGCTGATCGCTTCCATCTTGAAGGGCTGATAGAGCCAAGCGCTGTCGGTGCCCAAGCGGCGGGGCAGCGACGTGATCATGCCTGAGTTGATGGCTTCTTCGAGCCAAAGGCGGAAGATGGTCGAGGCGAAGCGGTCGGCAATGAGCGACTTCAGCGCGACCATGCGCTTCCAGGTCTCGGTCATTGCTGCGCGGGCCGACGAGTAGTTGGTCTCGGTGTAGTCCTTGGAAAGCTGCTCGTAGCTCACGCCGAGCGCGGCCGCGATGTGCCGCAGCAGCGACTTTTCGAGATCCGTTCCAAGCGGGCCGCCCTTGGCCGCAGGCTGAAGGTTCAGCTTCGAGCCCGGCGGAAGGTGCGGGATCTTCACGCCGCCGATCTGGAACTGGTTGCTCGCGCCCATGTACTTGGCGACAGCACCCATGTAGCCGCCCATGTAGCCCGAGATCATCTTCTGATATTCGTCAGCAGCGTCTTCGCCGAGATTGCCGCCACCGAGACGCTGGAAGATGGAATCGGTGTCGAGATCGGACTCGATCGATGCTGCGTAGGTCGCGTTGACCACGGCGTTCTGCAAGACAGTCTCGCGGAACGTCTTCGTCATCCGCATCTCTTTGAGACCGGATGTCAGATCGGAAATGCCGCGCGTCTGGCTCGGGCGCCACTGGTCGTACAGGTGGATCATCTGCGGGCGGCCCCACGGCTTCTTCGCCGGGACGCGCTCCCAATCGAACGCCTGGCCGACATAGAAGGACTCGGGGTGAGCCTTGCGGATGTGATAGGCCACCGGGACGTGGCGCTTGTTCACTTCGACGCCGCCGATGACGAACGGATTGCCGGCCGCGTTCTGAGGCGTGGACAGGCGGTCCAGGTCGATCATGCGGATCGAGGTGTTCATCGGCCGGATGTCACCCTGATCGCGGGACCACTCGACTTGCGCCAGCACTTCGCCGGTCGCAAGGAAGGTGCCGACGGCCAGTCGCACGAGCGAACTGAAGGTGTGGCGGCGCGTGGAGTCCGGCCAGGCTTCGGTCGATTCAGCCCAAAGCGTGAAGAGCGTTTCGACTTCCTGCTGGAACTCGCGCTCCCAAACTTCGTCTTCGTCGCCGAGCACGATCTTGGTGACCGGCTTCGAGTTCAAGAGGAACAGGCCACCGACGATGTTGTCCTGGTGGAGAAGCTGACCGTTTCGAACGAAGGAGTCGTTGCGCAGCGTGTCGCGGACGCGCGCATCCGACAGGCGCTTGTTCGGAATGATGTCTCGATCGGCGGTCTGGTTGCTCGGCCGCCACATCGCCAGTTCGCGGGACTGCCGGCTTGCGCCTTCATAGGGGTCACCAGCGATAGCGTGAACTGTGCCCGCGCCATCCGGCACCCTGAAACCTTCAGGCGCGGGCGTGCTCGGCACAGAACCTTCCGGTGCCGGCCCGAGCACATCTGCAAAATCCTTGTAGTTGATAGCGCCCATTAGCGACCCCAAAAAGACATCGGGCCGACGGACTTGCCGGCGATCTGGTTTTTCAGATCCGCGATGTAGGCGTTGAGACGTGCTCGGTCGGGAACGCCGTAGCGAATCGTTTCGCCGTTCTGGTCACGAACCTCGACGACGTTGCGGCCGATGTTGAGTTCGTGCAGGGCGTCTTCGGCTTCTTTCAGGCGGTCAACCAGAGTCATCGCGCAACACAAGTCCTGTAGGATTTTCTATCGTATAGCCTACAGCATGTAGATATGCAAACCGTTTGTTGAAAATCAGGCCAGCAGCTTGCCCAATGCCTCAAGATCAAAGCCGACGTCCTTCTTCCGGATCTCCGGTTCTTTCGAGGTTTCGCCGAAGATCAGAATGTTCTCTGACCATTCAGCAGCCCACGGCGGCGGCGCATTCCAGAAGCCGTCACGATGGGCGCGAATAGTCGGAAGACGCAAAGCCGCAAGCGCGTAGTAGGACAAGTCCCACGCTTCGTTTCGGTTGCGGTGGTTCTTCGGTTGCTCCCATCCCTTCTCGGTGCGAATCTCATTGGTCATCTGCGTGTAGAACCACGTCGGCGCCCAATGCGGGAATGTCCACATGCCGCCGCCCGGATCAGTACGGCCGAGTAGACCAGCCAGCATGTCTTTGCCTTCGAGCGAATTGATGAAGGCCACCGGCACGTCGCCGCGGGCTGCGTTGTATTTGTCCTTCTGGTTTGCGTCAGGGTATTTCACCTGAACATAAGGCGCATTCTTCGACGGTTCACCCTTAACGAGCGTGAAGCGATGCGACTCGTTCTCGCGATGCAGCTTGCGCCAGAACTCGCGCGCTTGAACCGACACACCATCCGTGCCGCCATAGTCGCAGACGGTGAGTTTGACGGCCATGCGCCGGCCCGAGCCGTCGGCGAGCAGATAGGATTTCTCCATCACCTCGCTTCGAATGAGATCCCAATCTTCGAGATAGGCTTCCGGTGCGGCGATGATCCGCTCGCCGTCTTCGTCGAGGCGGTTGGACTTGCGGATGCGGAACATGTCGATCACTGCCGCGTCGCCGCCTGGGCCGAAGCCGGTGACCTGAACCACGAAGCCGCTGCGCGCGCCACTCTGCACGTCAACCGACGCGATCAGGAAGCGGACGTGGTCGGGAACGGTCGGCTCTTCCTTGGTCGAGCCCCAATTGCGCGCGTTCTCCATGAGGGTTTCCGGCGATCGACCGGACTCAAGCGCCTTCGGGATGTAGGGCTCGCCTTGGTCGGTGGTGATCGTCTTCTTCAGCGGCCCTTCATCGCCGGTCGCGTCGAAGGCAGCCTTGGCCTGAAGGAAGTTGAAGACCAGTGACGGCCACGTCTGGAACGCAGCGGCCGGGCCTTTGAGCCAGAACGAAGCGATGTTGGTCCGCGGCGGCTTGCCGGTGAGCGAGCCGTCCTGGTGCCAGGTCATGAAGTCCCTGATCCATCGGGCGTTGTCATTGTTGTCGAGATCCCGCTTCATGTCAGGCGTATGGTCGTAGCCGCAATGCGGGCAGCGCAGCGTGACCATCTCAGCCGCTTCCATGAAGTCGGACGACTCCGGGTAGCAGAACAGCTTGAAGCTCGGTTCGAACGGCGTGCGGCAGTGCAGGCAGCGCCAGTACCGACGGCGCCGGTCACCGCGATTGTAGAGCCCGAGGATACCCTTTGCCGGCGGTGCCTCATGCGGTGACGACAGGACGAACTTCGGGTTCTCGACGGTACGGCCAGGTGAGCTTTCGGCCACGGTCATGCCGAAGCGCTTGTAGGTGGTGGTGCGCTTCATCCCGAGATCGAACATCGGCCCTTCCTTGGCGATGTCGTCGGCATCCTCGACTCGGTCATAGTCAGCGAACCAGACGCGCGGAAGCGTTTTACCGGAAAGCTCGGTGATCGTCGGCCAGCGCATGAGCAGGCGCATGCCGTTGCGGAATCGCTTGTCGAAGGTGTTGTCGCTGTTGCGGCCCTTGACCAACATCTCACCGAGCTTTTCGGTGTGGCGCATCACCTTGCCGAGATCGCCCTGCGAGATGTCGCGAGCGACTTCGCGCGTCATGGCATAGAAGATCATGTCGCCGGGATCGCAGAGAACCGAGTGCAGCAGCCAGTTGTAGAACAGGTCGGATTTGCCGACGCGCGCCGGCCCGACGAAGATGATGCCCTGATATTCAAGGCTCGTCATCGTGTCCATGATCTCGACGAGATAGGGTGTCTTCTCGTTTGACCACTTGCCGACATAAGCCGGCGGGTTATTGATGTTTCGATATTCAGCCGCAGCCTGACTTACGGTTAGCCGCTCGGGCGGTTGCAGCATATCCGAGATGGACGCAACCATCCTTTCGAGTGACTCGAACTCCGGCTTCTTGTAAGAAAACGTCACGTCAATCCATCTCCGACAAATAGCTTTCGGTCACCTGCGAGTCTGCTCGCTCGATCAGTGCTTTGCGGATCTCGGTGATCAGATCGTCAACCAGCGTCATGAGGTGTTTTCGCTGCTCGTCATTGATCTGCGTGACTTCTTCTAGGTCGTCCACCCAAAGCTTCGTCTTGCCGGAGATAAGCTGAAAGGTGTCCGACAGAACGTCCATCACATTCTGCGTCGGCCAAAGCTCGCCGGCTAGAACCTTGAACTTCATTTCCTTGATCTTCGCGTTCCAGAAGCTTTCCTGTAGCTTCAGCGGCAGATCGCCAGCTTTGATTTTCTTCAGGAATTGCTCGGGATCGTACTGCTGCTCGACGAGATAAGCTGCGGCAGTCTTGATATCGTAGTATGGGTGACCTTTAGTCGGATGGCGCCGATGGATCGGGCAGTTCTTCAGCTTCTCGTTGACGGTCGCGCGACTCATCTTGAAGTGCTTCACGAACCAAAGGATCGGCGCACCGTTATCGACATTCGAGATGTCGGCGAGAAGCTGCTCGCGTTCTTCGATCTCTTTGCGCGAAGGCCGGCCTGGCTTGCGCCGAATCAGCGGATCAAAGAAGTCTTGCTCCGACTGCTGCTCTTCTGACGGCCCGAGGATGTCATCAAAATCCGAATCAACCACGGTCCTGCACCTTGCTCTTCATCCAGTCGTCGATCTCTTTCTCAGGCCACATCGAAACGCAGCCGAGCTTCACCGGCTTGGGAAACTCATCCTTCTCGATCAATCGATAGATTGTCGGCCTGCTAACAGGCACGCGCTTCAAAACGTCCTTGATCCGCAGAAAGTGGGTCTCTTCCGCGCTCATGCTGTCTCACCTCATATCAACCGGTTCTAGGTGTAATCACTATTTGGTTGACATTCAAGCCCCGAGATGAGACTCTTCCAATCGGCGCACGCCGCCGCAACAGAAAACAACAAGAAGGAAAACCCCATGTCTGTCACCGCAATGTTCTTCGTCAAGGAACTCCGTCACATCGCAAGCGGCGGCCCTGAAAATATGGCCGAAGTCACGCTTGGCGCAGCTTTCGGTAGCTACCTGAAGGGTCTGTCCAAGGACGAAGAAGCCAACAAAGATTGGTCGAAGTACACGCCGAGCGGCGAGATCAAGATGATGATCACCAATCCCGGCGCCATTGACCAGTTTGAGATCGGCGGCGTCTACAAGCTGACATTCGAGCAGGTGAAGTAAGCGCGGATCAGCACGTCGCGCTGAACACGGACCCCGGCATTCAGGTGCCGGGGTTTTTCAGTTTCTCGATCAGGTCAGCCCACGCCTGCATGAGTTCGACGCGCTCCGTCCAATAGCGCGAGCGGTTGTAGATGCCGCGAACAGATCCGTCCTTATGTGCCAGGGCTCGCTCGATCACGTCGGGATCGTAGCCGCGGCTATTCATGATCGTGGAGAAGGATGACCTGAAGCCGTGGGAGTTATGCTCATCCTGAGTATATCCCATGCGCCGGAGCGCGGCGTTCATGGCGTTCTCACTCAGCGGCCGCTCGTAAGACCGGATCGAGGGGAACACGAGTTTCACGCGCCCGGAGATGGGCAGCATCGAGCGCAGCACGGCGACCGCCTGACGGCTCAAAGGCACATCATGCTCGCGTCGCATCTTCGTCCGAGCAGCCGGGATCACCCACCTCCCCTTGTCGAGATCCACCTCGGACCATTCGGCGTGCCGCGCCTCGCCCGGCCGACAGGCGGTCAGCATCGTGAAGCGGAGAACGCCTGTCAGCGTCGGCCAGCCGTCGTACTCATCGATCGCGCCAGCCAGTGCGCCGAATGCCTTCTCGTCGGTGATCGCCGGCTGGTTCCTCACCTTCGGCGACTTAATCGCGCCGCGCAGCGGGATCGTCGGATCGGTCTCGGCCCGAAGCGTTGCGACCGCCAATCGAAAGACGCCGCTCATCGCCGAGCGAAGCCGGTTCGCTGATTCCAATCGGCCGCTTGCCTCGACGCGCCGGAGCACTTCGAGCACGTCAGCCGGCGTAACGCTTACGATCGGCTTCTCGGCCAGGTCGGCTGCGAGGTTCTTCAGCAGCCATGTGTTCTTGTCGAGCGTCGCGGGCGCGCACTCATCGTGCCGCAGGCGATCGAGATATTCGTCAGCCAGTTCGCCGAAGGTCGGCGTGACGGTATCGGCGGTCTTCCGCTTCAACAAACCGGGATCGATACCGTCAGCCAGCAGCCGCTTCGCCTCGTCACGCTTTTTCCTCGCGTCAGCTAGGCCGATCAGCGGGTAGCCGCCGATTGCCAGGGTGCGACGCTTTTCCTTGAACCGGTAATCCAGGCGCCAAAGCCGGGCACCCGTGGTCGATACGAACAGATAGAGCCCTGCCGAGTCGGCGAGTTTGTAGGGCTTTTCCTTTGCTTTGGCCGCACGCACGGCCGCTTCGCTCAACGCCATGACGGTATCCTGAGACGGTCTTTTTGCTCGATACCGTCACCCATACCGTCAATCGTATGAGATGCCGCGTACCGGCAGAGACAGTGTGAGACAGCCTGAACCGTTAAAGTCCTGTAAAAACAAGGCTTTTTGGGTGGGCTGAGATTGGAAGAAACGGGGAGAAAAAGGGAGATGGTGCCCGGGGGCGGAATCCTATTGAGCCTTAAGCTCTTGTTTTTGCTCGCACCCCTGCACGCCTCACCGGAGCGATACCGTCACGGATACCGTCAACCTTCTTTGACGGTATCGTGCCGTCGAGATCGTTGAAGTTGGCGATCTCGGGAAGCGGTGTGCCGGCGATGGCGTAGCTCAGGTCACCGTCGCGCGTAAGCTCGATCTCGGTGTAGCCGCCGCGGTTGTCGCCATGCTCGTCGATCAGTTCGGCCGGCACTCGGAAGAACCGATAGACCGTCGGCTGCACCGTCGGGACGACAGCAATCGCCGTGCTGACCGAGACCGGCACCGACAGCTTGAAGCGGGACTCGACGTTGCCGAGCCGTACCGTCACCGCGTGCTGCTTGCCGCGAACGATCGCGAACATCTCGTGGTCCGATCCTTCTTCGCTGAAGGCAATCGAGCCGCCGGCCAACTGGATCTGCCCGGCCACCAGATTGACGGCGCCGTTCACCAGTGCGTTCCTCTTTTGCGTCTCGACTGGAGTCGCAGTCGGCTTCAGGCCGAGCGACAGCCAGGCTTCGTCCACCTGAAGCACCTGCGCAATCTGCGACATCACCTTCGGGCGCGGCCGCGCCTCACCGGCAAACCACTTCCGAACGGCTTCCGGGCTCAACTTGACGCCGAACTTTTCCTCGATTGCGCGGCGCAGCCAGGTTTGTCGGCCGTGCCCTGACGGTGATAGTGGGTGGTTCTCGCATGCAATCTCGATGCGCTTGGCAAAAGCCTTGTCCCGAATGACCCTGGTCTCGCTCATGGTGATCCCCGAAAATGTCAACTCGCTGTTGACGTTTATGAGGTAGTGAGCGCGTTAAGTCAACTGGCGTTTGATTTTTCCTTAAACGAGGGGTTGACACAAATCCGGATCGCAGGCATATAAAGCCCATCTCCCCGGCGTTCTTCCTGATTGGACACGGGCTTCTCCGAAAGGGTAGCAGCGAGACCGTAACGAAGCCGCGCGCTGATTGGACTGCAAAGCCTTGATCGCAGCGGTGGTATCGGAAACAGGATTGGTGGTGCATGGCCCTGGCAGGCTTAAATGAAGACCGGATGCTTCAGCCACCTCTCACTATTCGCCCGAAGGGGCAACGAAATCGGGGGTAGTGTCTGATCGAGTCGGGCGGGTGGTTCCGTTACGTCGATCAGAAAAACGCCGGGCGACGATAGCGGGCCTAACCAGCGCGCAACAATAGCCACCCGATACTTTTCGCCCGAACGGGCAACGAGAAACGGCTTTGAGTGCTTAGGAGCCCTGGCCGGCAGAGGCGTCTGCCGGATATCACTGGTTCGCTGCCAGAGGGGTATGAGACGGCCGTATAGACTTGAAGCCGGGTGAGGCCATTGTATCCCGCGACTTCGACGACTCGGTGGACCGCCAGTTAGCCTCATGCTGGCGGTCTATACCGGAAATCAAGCCGCCAAGCGCACCCTCACCGCATTCATGATGTCGTCCTGGCTCGCACCCTTGCTCTGCAAGGCGGCATACTGCTGCTCATCCATCGTGCCGCGCGCGAGGATGACGTGAATGAAGACCGAGTGGTTCTTTTGCCCCGGCCGCGCGAGACGGCGGTTGAACTGATCCCAATATTCGAGCGACCAGGTGCAGCCGAACCAGCACTGGATATGGCCGCCGTGTTGCAGGTTCAGGCCGTGGCCGATCGATGCCGGATGCGCCACGCCGATGCCGATCTTCCCCTCATTCCACTTCTTCACGAAGTTGGGCTCTTCGTCGAAGAATGTCGCCTGCGGGAAGCGCTTCTTGATTCGCTGCTTGTCGAACTGGAAGCTGTAGGCCACCAGGACGTTATTGCCGGCGGCTTCTTCGATCACGCGCTCAAGGGCACGCAGCTTCGCGTCATGAATGGCGATTGTCTCGCGCACGGGCGGATAGACATCTTCGTCGACTCGATAGAGCCCGCCGTTCGCGAATTGCAGCAGCTTGTTCGTCAGGACGCCGCGGGACACGGCTTCCACGTCATAGACTTCCGAAACCAGGGTGCGCTCGAAGTCCTTGTATTGCTTCATGTGCTGCGACGACAGGTTCACCCAAATCGGATTGAACACCTGCGGCGGCAGATCGATGTAATCCTGCGAGCGTAGGCCGATCATGATGTCCTTGACCTTGGACATGATCTGCTCTTTGGCGCCTGGCTTCGGCTTGATCTCGTGACTGAACGGGTTGGTGTCGAAGAAGTTATTGGTGAAGTTCGTCTTGTTGCGGCCGAGTCGCTCGCCCTGATCGAGAAGGTAGATCTGGCCGCCGAGATCGAAGACGCCGTTCGGGCCGGGCGTGCCGGATAGCTCGATTACGTTCGTCAGCTTTTTGCGGGCTTGCGCCAGGACACCGAACTCGGTGAGCGTCGGCTTCTTCGAGACCTTCTGCCCGGTCTTCGGATCTTTCTTGGTGTTGGCGGTCCTGAAGTTGAAACCCTTAAGGCGGCTAGACTCATCGTACACGAGGATTTGCCAGCGCCAGCCGCGCTCACCCCGGATGTGCTGCCAAAGCCATTGCAGGTTCTCGCGATTGATAATGGTGAGATCGGCATCGACCGCAAGCGCAGCCTCGCGCTCTTTCGCGTCGCCGACGACGACGGTGTAGGTGAGATCCTGAAGGTGCTCCCATTCGGCGATCTCATCCGGCCAGGTGGTCTTCGCCACTTCAAGCGGCCCGACGATCAGGCAGCGCAGCGTCGGATCAGCGCGCAGCAGCCGGCGAACGCCGTCGAGCGTCGCACCGGTCTTGCCGAGGCTCATCTCGGCTGCACCGAGCAGGTAGGGCATGGTGACGATGCAGTCGGAGAGGTAGCTCTGATACGAGCGCATCATCGAGCGCGGCCGCTTGCCCGAAACCGCCGGCTGCTGCGGCTTGAAGATCTCGCCGAACAGCACTTCGAGAACCGTCGGCGCATCCTCGATCTTGTTGACCGTGTCAACAGACAGTGGAAGTTTCAGGCAGTCTTTGACGAACGTCTCAAATAGCGTCGGGGTCATGTCGATCCAGAATTCGGTATCCGTCTTCGGCGCGGTCCACCACGTAGACCAGGGCGCCCTTCTTCCTCATGCGCTCGTGCTCGCGCTTCTGGTGGATCTCAGCGTCTTTGCCTTCACGTTTCGCCTCGATCCACACCGTGACGCCGAGCTTGATCAGAACCAGGTCCGGAGCACCGTGGCGGCCGATCCACTGCACGCGCCGAACGAACCAGCCGTTTTGTTTCGCATACGAAACGATCGGGTTCTGAACGTCCGAGATTTCAGCCAAGCGGAAGCTCCGGCTGCTCGTCGCACGGCAAGCAGACGACGCGCACGCCGGCTTCAGCCATCATCTCGCGCGATGCGAGGATGTCGGCTTCCCATCCACCGGCAGCGCTGAGTTCACCCTTGCCGATGAAGACCTTTTTGATGCCGGCCTGGATGATCGAGCGGGTGCAGGCCGCGCAGGGCGGGTGCGTCACGTAGATCGAGCAGCCGGCGAGCGGCACCCCATTGCGAGCAGCGAAGGCGATTGCATTGGCTTCTGCGTGAGAGGCGAACAGGTACTTCGTCGGCCGCTCGCGCCGAGCTTCAGACTCGTGGACGCCGATCGGCGGGCCGTTGAAGCCGGTCGCCCGGATCTCGTTGAGCGGGCCGACGATCACCGCGCCAACCTTCGTCGAGTCCTTGGACTTCAGGGCTGCGTGCTCGGCGAACCCGAGATGATACTCATTCCAGTTCATATTCAACCCCTTGTGGATTATCCAAGAATGTCTTCAAAATCGCGTACCAAAGCGTCTGCTCGGGCGCGATCTTGCTCCCACGCGAGGCACGCTTCGAGGAAGTCGATCGTGGCTTCCGCGTCGATGGCGTTACCGTAGCCTTTGAGCATGCCTTGGCGGGACTTGCCTTCAAAGGGGCTGCCAGATCCCAAACGGAAGGCAGCCCCATCAACCAGCGGGAATGTGCCGGGCTCAACTGGCCGCCACTTTCCATCCCGGCAAAAGAGCCAATCAGCATCTCGCCAAAAACCGTTAGTCGGGCCGGCTCTTTGCCCGTCAAGAGCGCTGCACACTCTAGGCTGACCTGCTTGCCGCTTTCCGCTCGACGCTCCGCGGCTTCCGTCGTCGAGTAGCGCCACTTCGCGTCTTCCGCACCCGTCGTCGGCCATCCGGTCAAACTCGTCGCATCCGCCAGGTTCAGGCCGAAGCCCTTCGCATAGCGCGCCTCCGGCGTCTCTCCCGCTCCATTGTTCGAACTCGTCGTCGTCGGCCATCCGCTCAGAAAGCTGTCTATGGCTAAGTTTGCGCCCCGATTCTCCCTCGCGATTTCCCGCTCCATCGCTTCGCAGGAACGGCGGGAGATGTTGTCGTCGTTCGTCGTCGGAGTAGTCCAGCCCGACAGCGCCGCCGCGTGGTTCAACGTGAACTGCACCTTGCCGCCATTCTCCCGCGTCAAAGACAGTTGATCCGCTGGCACTCGTCCACCAGACCCCATGTTCGCGTCCGTCGTCGGCCACCCACTCAATACCGCTTGCCTTGGCAACTGGTCGAAGCGATCTCGCCCGTTGTCCAGTCTCGGCGCAATATCCGTTCCGGAGTCCTTCCAGTCCCGAGCCGATGCTGTCGTCCAGCCCGTCAGAGCCGCCACGCTCGGCAGTTCGTCTAGGTGCCCCTTCCGCGCCAGTTCGTTCAACATACCCTGTTCGGTTCGCTGCCCCTTCGATCCGTCTATCGATCTCGCTGTCGGCCAGCCCACCTGCGGCAGATCTAAGATCGTAGGCTGCGAGTCTGAGCCTTTGCCTGATGTGCGGCGCGCCACTGCCCGCAGAGCAGGTATCAAGCGGCCCGAAGGCGTAGCGCGCTGCTTCCATGTCATCGAATACAAGGTCGAGCCAACCGAGGCCGTCCGCGCTCGCAACCTGCTCTCCAAAGAAGCGAGCAGGGCGGCACTCTGTGATGAGATAGTAGAGCGCTGGCCATAGATGCCGCTCGTCATCCACCCCAGTTCCTTTGCCCGCCGCGGAGAAAGGTTGGCAGGGGCAGCTTCCCGTCCAAAGAGCAACGTCATCCGTGAAGCCCGCGCGACGGAGGGCGTAACTCCAAACACCAATGCCAGCGAAGAAATGCACCTGTCGAAATCCTCGCAGGTCATCTGCTCGAATGTCTTCGATGCTTCTTCGATCGACGACACCGGGTGCGATGAGACCCATTCGGATAAGGTTTTCGAGCCAGTCAGCAGCATGTTCGTCAATCTCGTTATACAGCGCCCAAGGTTTCACGCCGCCCTCTTTCGTTTCTTTTTCAACGGAATGTTGATTTCACAGATACTACCAACGAAGTGTTCAAGCAAGGGCTTTGCCTTCACAAATTGCCCGGCACCGATGTCTTCCAAGATCTGATAGGCTTCGGCGACGTACCTGTCGTAATCGACATCAACCGGCACCTCGAAGTCGTCAGGCAGATTCATGAGTGGCCGGCAACCATCGCTCTTCTGAACCTGGCCGTGCGTACCGTGAGCGTTCGGGATCTTTCGCAGGATCGGCGCCGCGGTGATGTCCTTCGACCAATAGAACCGGACCACCTTGCCGAGATAGTCGCCGTGCCAGGTGGCGCCGCCTTGAACCTGCGTGACGCGCAGGAACTCGCGAGCGTCGCGGCAGGAATAGATCGTGCGCTCGACAGGGATACCGTGCAGCAGATAGCCGAGCACTGCGTCGGCGCAGATCGTGAACTGCGGGCTCTTCTTCAACCCCTCGCGCGAAGGGTCATAGTCGGTGTTCTTCGCACCCCAAGGTGTGATCTCGCGCCAGTGGTTCGCCAGGTCACCCTTACGCTTGAAGCCGCCGTCGGCCTTCAGCGCGACGTAGGTGTTGACGGACTCGTTGTAGATCGCCTTGTACTCGGCGAATTCGAGCTTGAAGGATGTGACCGATTCCCACCATTCGATGATGTCTTGGATCGGCGACGGCTTCAGGCGATCGGTCGGCTTGCCATCGTGCTCGACGAAGCCATCCCACTTCGAGCGCGGGCAGCGGAAGAGCACGCCGTCGGTGTTGCCCGAGACAACCGGAATGCCTTCCAGGCTCGCGGCCTCGATCAGCATGAGAAGCGATAGCTGGCCGGTCAGTGTCGTCGAAACGAGCAGGTGCGGCGCGAACAGCGCGGAATAGATCGAGCCGAGCTTTCCGTAGATGCCGTTGATCGCAATCTTCAGACCCTTGTCGGTCGCCTTGTCCTTCGCCTTTTTCGCAGCCAGTCGCGTGTCGATAAGCGCCTTGTAGACAGTCTGGAAATGCGGCCCGAGTGCCGGCGGATAGAGCCCGAGCTTCATGATGATCGACGGGTACTGACTCGCCACGTCGGCGTCGATCAGCACGTATTCGTCATCGGAAAAGACGGCTCGGTTCTTCTCTGTCGAATGCAGACCGCCGATCCCGAGGGTGTATTCCATGCCGTCGAATTCGATGTTGAAGTCCTTGAAGGACTCAGGGAATTCGACCTTGCCGTTATGCTTGATCCAGAAGTCGGTCTGCGCGATCTGCTCAAGCACGTACTGCATGTACGGCGTCTTGAAGCGCATCCACTCCGGAACCTTGTAGCGGAAGCTGACTCCGGTGTCCGGATCGTTCTTCTTGATGCGCCGGCCGGTCGTAAATTCGACCTGTTGCTTCGCGATTGCCTCACCCATCTGCGCGTCAGACTTCGAGCGGAGATCCATTCCGCCGTAGACCTTGCCCATCGCTTCGCGAAGCTCGATCGGCTCTTTCAGGGTGTGGAATAGAAGCTCGGTGCCGTCGATGTCGCCAAACTGGCAGTATTCAATCGTGCGGTCTTTCTCATCGTCGGTTAGACGGTACGACGGGTCATACGGCAGTTCTTGCAGCCGCTTGTGGTGCATGGAGCCGTTGATAAACTTCAGACTCCGTCCAACTGACGGATTGGTGTCGAACAGGTCGATGTGATCGACATCCGGCACGTAGATGCCGAGCTTGTCTTCGATCTTCCATCGGGGAATGTCGCCAAGGATGATCCTGTCGCTGTCGCGCTTGATCTCTTCGGTCGATTTGCCGCTCAGTGCGGCGTAGATCATCGCCAGGTCGTAGCTGTTCGAAAAGAAGCCCACCGTGCGGTTGCGCCGCATGATGGTGCGAACGTGATCCCGGTCAAAATCGGTGCGGTCGCTGAACTCGAAGCCGATGCGTCGGCCGTCTTCCACCCGCTTCATGCCGAGATAGAAGAAGTTCCAGTAGACCTCGCAGTCGAGGATAATTGTCGCCATTTCAACAAACGGTAGACAGTCAGGGCGGCCGAAGCCGCCCTGCCGTCAACCCACCTTAGATGTCGTCGTCATCGTCGATCGACGAAGCCTTCTTGCCCGCAGCGGGCTTCGAAGACTCAGACGGCGAATCGAAGTCATCATCGCCGTCATCGAAATCGTCGAGATCGTCGAGATCCGAGTCGTCGAAGTTGTAGCCGCCGGCCATCCGTTCGCCCTGCTGGTGCGAGCGGATCATCTCGATCGTGGCGAAGATGCCGCGCGAGCCCTTGTCGGTGCCGTAGAACGACACGGTAACGTCGGCGTAGCAGCCGGAGTAGAAGATGTTGTCGATTTCGCCAACCTCGATATGGCGGATCTCCAACTTCGTGCTTGCAGGCGGCGTCTCACCCTTCGGCAGAACCAGGCGCTTGTAGCGGTCGATCAGGCGCGGGCGCCGCTGACCGCCACCGGGGCCGGTGCAGGAAAAGGCGTAGTTGCCTTCGTAGCCAGCGTAGATCTGGCCTTCCTGGTTCTTGAACCGGTCACCCTTGCGGAAGCAGACGCGCTTCGGGGCATCCTCTTGGATGTCCTTGTACGCCATCGCATTCTTCCACTTGGCCTCACCGGCAGCCTTCAGTGCTCCAACGACTGCGGCCTTGTTGGCTTCGGCGTACTTCGCCATCGGGCCGGTGGTTTCAATAATGACGTTCAGGTGGTGGGTCTTGCGATCCGGGTTTTCGGAAGAAGTTGCCTTCTTCTCCGTAAGCGCATCGGTGAACGACAGGCGCACACCTTTGAGCTTTACGGTACGCGGATCTTTATCTTTATCAGCCACGGGCTGTTCCTTTCAGTTTCTCAGCTTCTCAGCTTCTCAGTTAATCGGCTTCACGGTTTCACAGCTTCGTCTTCATTCGAAGTCGTCGAGATCTTCGACTTCCTCGTCAATGAAGTTTTCGACTGGTAGCGCCAGTCGCGCATCATCTACCGAAACGATCAACGGTGTTGGCTCGCCTCCGGTAATCAGATCTTGTGGGAACTTACCCCTGCCGCAGACCTTATCAAGCTGCGATGGGGTTTTCAACTGTCTATTGATAATTTGTGCATCAGTGTAGCCGTTTTCGAACAGCCACATCTCGGACTCAAAGCCGTCACGGTGCTTCCTCGGGCTGCGCTTGCCGGCGACAGGCTTCAGGCCGTAATCGTCACCGCGACCTTGCAGCACATCACGCTTAACGAGTGCTTCGACGCGCTCGATGAACTTCTTCATGATCGAGCGATGCTGATAGATCACGCCGAGTCGCTCAGGGGTCAGCACTTCCGGATCGGGCAGCTTCAGTTCGGCGCCGAATTCGATGAAGTCGTCAAGGTCGTCGAGATCCGCCTCGAATAGCTCAGTCTGCCACTGGTCGTATTCTGCGCACTGACCGAGCTTCTTCGCTGCCGGGCACCAGGTGCAGGCTTCCTTGCTGGCGACGCAGGGTGCGTTCGGATCAAAGGTCAGCTTCGCGCGTTCCTTGATCCACTCGCCAAGCTTTTGCAGTTCTTCGAGCGAGACTTCCCATTCGCCACCGCCGGCCGAGTTGCGCGGCTGGTCGATGATGATCAGGAATTTCGTCGCTTTGGTGAGGTGCTTCGCCACCTGCTCGTAGAAACCGAGCGCGTAGATGACCTGCTGGAAGTTGCGGATCGCTTCGACCGGGAGGTTGGCGCCGTATTTCAGGTCAGAGATGACAATCAGATCTTTGCCGACGACGCCTGCGTCGAGGGTGCCGAACTGCTCGTTGCCATCCTCATCAAGCCCCGTCCAGGGTGTGATGTTGACGCGAAACTCGATGTAGAGCGGCCCGTCATAGCGGCGGATCTGATCGATGCCGTCTTGGAGTGCGCTCGCCATTCCGTCGTCGCAGACGAACGTCTCACCTTCGACCGCGATCCGGGTGCCGATGAAATCGTATGGATCGAGCCCGAGTTCCAGGCACGTCTCACGCACCCAATGCGCCGCGGTCCCTTCTCGGGATGCCGTGTTGCCGCCGTCGTCCTTCAGCCCGAGCGTCTTGCACCTGTTCAGCGCACCGGGGCATAGAAGCCAGCGCTTACTGTCGGAAGGTGCGTTTCTTGCGTGAGCCATTCTTCAGCTTTTTCTTGGGCTTTGGCGGCGCCAGATGGAACTTGCCGCAGTCGGGGCATTTATAGGGTAGCAGGACGATCGGGTTTTTCTTTCGCGGCCGATCGGCAACGCGCTTTGCCTGGTTGAAGGTCTCAAAGACGACTTTACCTTCGCATCGAGATGCGATCAGTGCTGCTTGTCGTTCGAGATCTTCTTCTAACATGGCGGGCTGCGGGTTGTTGGGAAGGCAACACGTCTGACCTGGGAGGGGCACCGCTACCGTCCAGAGATTTATGCGGAGCCTCAGACGTGTTGCCTACCGAACAACCCCGGCGAACCGGGATTGCTGGTTTCTGGCTATGACGATCAGATGTCGTCGTCAGCCGGAGCTTCTTCCTTCTTGGCGCCGGGCTGCTCGGTCAGGCGGCCCACGCCGAAGCCGGCATCCGCGGACTTCTTCTTGTCGAGCCAGGCGACAACGCGGTGAAGCTGATCGGCCGGCACGTCGGCGATCTGAGCGCCTTCCTTCTTGGTGAGCGAAGCGAGGGCTGCGCGGATGGCGGCCTTACGGGCTTCGGTTTCGCCGTCGCCTTCGACACCCTTGAACTCGCCGAGCCAGGCGGAAACGAGCGACTTGACTTCGTCATGCGACGGGCCGGAAGCCTCGGTGGTGCCGGTCTCTTCGGTCTTCTCTTCAGCCTTGTCGTCCTTCTTGGACGTGCGCTTCTTGGTCTCAGCCTTGTCGGCAGCGGCCGGAGCGGCGACGGCGCCGGCTTCGACAGCACGGGCAACGAGCTTTTCGAGAAGGGTGGAGTTGGCTTCGACGGCAGCGGTCAGCTTCGCGATTTCTACTTCGAGGGACATGATTTTCCTTTCAGGGTGATTGTGCTAAGTGGTTTTGACCATCTCGGTCGGACGGTTCCTAATTTCCACATTCTGTTGTAACCGTCAACTGGCGATTGACAAAATCTGCGGAAAAAGTTTAGGGTCCGGAAAAATCAACTGAAGGAACCAACCGTGTCCGCACTCCAATCCGCACCCTCAGACCAGGTCGTCGCCATCGAAGAGCGCCCGCTCTACAAGCTGCTCATGCGTGGGCTTCCGAGCTTCCACAAGCAGCGTGTTGCCGGTTCGGCCCGCCTCGACATCCGTGAAATTGCGAAGGAAATCGGCGTTACGCCGCAGGGGATCTATAAGCGATTCGAGCCCGGCGCTACGCAGAACACCATCAAGGTCGGCATGGCTCGCAAGCTCGTCGAGTTGAGCAATGCCGAATCGAATAAGATCGATGTTCCGGACGGCTTCGTGCCCCTGACCATGGAAGATTTCACGCCGTTTCTGACCTGATCTTACCTGCCTCGAATCAACAAGAAACAAGGCAGGGGTCATGAATATTCTATCAGCGAGCCGTTCATGCGGCGTCCGCGCCAGGGGTTGTCTGGCAAACGAAGATGCAGTTGGAGCCCGTCATGCTCAATGAAGTTGAGCGGCTGGCCCGCGGCGGTTTCGCTATCCATTGGCTACATCCGAAGAGCAAGCGCCCGATCGGTGACGACTGGTCTACGCGCCCGGTCGCGACCGTCGATCGGCTGAAAAGCACCTACAGGCAGGGGAACAACGTCGGCGTCCGTCTCGGCCGCTGGTCTCAGGTTTCCGGGCTTTATCTGCACATCATCGACGTGGACATCCGCGCTGACGAGTTCGCCGAAGAGGCGATGGAAAAGCTCGAAGAGATGTTCCCCGACTACAAGGTCTATCCGAGCGTCATCTCCGGTTCCGGCGGCGCCAGCCGGCACTTCTACATCCTGGCCGACAAGCCGTTCCACTCGAAGAAGCTGGCGCATGCCAGTGAGTTCGCTAAGGTCTACGACAAAGAGCGCGACAAGGAAGTCAAGAAGTGGGATTGGGAGATTGAGCTTTTCGGCACTGGCAAACAGGTCGTTTTGCCGCCGTCAATCCACCCGAACACCGGCAAGCCTTATCGCTGGCTGATTCCCTTCGATTTCGACGAGGTGGATCTCGGCGTCGGCCCGGTTGTCGATTCGGAACACCTTGAAGAACTGACCGGTGACCGTGAGCAGGACGACGACGATTCGGAAGACGATGAGCGTCAGGCGCCGCTCGGTCTGAGCCTCGACGAGATCCGCGACACGCTGGCCGATCTGCCGAAGGACTACTGGCGCGATGACCGCGACGGCTGGCTGTCGGTCGGCTTCGCCGTCCACCACGAAACCGGCGGTTCGGATCAGGGCTTTAAACTTTGGTATGACTTCTCGAAGGAATCGGAGAAGTTCGACAAGGGTGACCAGAAGCGCGTCTGGAAGTCGTTCGGCAAGACCAGCAACCGCAAGCCGCTGCGCATGGCAACGCTCATGACGGCAGCACGGGAAGCCCGGCTTCTCGAAGACCTGGACGACCTCGACGACGTCGAAGACATTGAGCCATCGTCGTCCGGTGACAGCGATATCGACGATGAGGATTTCGACGACATCCTCGGCCCGAGCGACACCAAGCGCGCGAGGAAGCTGAAGAAGGCTGAAGTCGAAGCCGAACTCGGCCACGTCCCGCCCAAGGTGAAGCGCCTCAACCGCAAACACGCGGTCGCATTCGTCAAAGGCAAGACCGTCATCATCACCGAGAACGTTGACGGTTCGACCAGTTACGGCACGCCGTCGGAACTGCACGCCTGGTACGAGAACGATCGCGTCGCGACCGAGAAGGCCACCGAGCCCGTGACGAAGGCGTGGATGCGCCACAAGAAACGTCGCGAGTATCCGAACGACATCATCTTCGCACCGGGGCTCACGCGCGAGGGCTACTTCAACCACTGGAAAGGTTGGAGTGTTCTGCCGGATGAAGACGGCTCGTGCGAGCTTTGGCTTAAACACCTGAAGGAAGTCATTTGTTCCGGTGTCGAAGAGCACTACGAGTATCTGCTCGGATGGTTTGCTCACATGGTTCAAAAGCCGTGGGATAAGCCTGGTGTCGCAGTCGTTCTGCGAGGCAAGAAGCGTATCGGTAAAGATACGATCATGGATTACTTCGGCGGTCTCTGCGAAGACCATCACGTCAAGATCGCGAACCAGGATCAGCTAACCGGCAAGTTCAACTCGCACCAGGAGAAGTGCCTGATCCTTCACGTCGAAGAAGGCTTTTGGGCCGGCAGCAAGCAAGCTGAAGGTTCGCTGAAGCACCTCATCACATCCGAGAAGGTGCTGATCGAGCCGAAGGGGTTGAACGCATTCCATGTCGACTCGTATCTGCGTCTGTTCATCTCGTCGAACGAAGAATGGGTAGTGCCGGCGACCGCAGACGAAGGCCGATACTTCGTGCTCGACGTCTCGGCGCATCGCAAAGGCGATAGAGCTTATTTCGCCAAGCTTCGCGAAGAGATGGATAACGGGGGCCGTTCCGCGCTGCTGCACTATCTCATGAACTACGATCTGTCGAATTACGAAGTCCGCGATTACCCGGATACAATGGCTATCTCGGCTCAGAAGCTTCAAGGTCTCAAGAACATCGAAAAGTTCTGGTTTGACATGCTGGATGGTGCTGAAATGACTGTTGATCACCAGCCTGCCGACGGTAAAGCTGGAAGTTGGGCTACTAAGCATATTCGCGTAGATCGAAAGGAATTCTCGGCAAAATATGAGCAGTGGCTCAACCAGCGTAAATTCGAAGGTACAGCGCTCGGTATGGCGATTGTAGGCAAGCGGCTCGCCGAAATGCTAGGCGATCAACTTCAGAGTCAGCAGATCCGCGTAGACAACAATAGGCGGGCGCGAGTTTACATCATTCCACCGCTTCAAGTCTGCCGCGAGAAATTCGAGGCGTATCTTGGTTCCAAGGTCGAATGGGATGAGCGCATCGATCTGCCGGAAGACGAGGATGTTGATCTCGACGACTTCGACGATTTTGACGTCTGAGTTTTCAACAGACAGTTGACAATTTAACGAGTGCCGAATACGGTCATCGCAGTTTCAACATGGAGACTGCGATGAAAACCCTTATCTCTGCATTACTCGCTGCCGGCGTCGCGATCTACGGCCTGACCGGCTATGTGGCCGGCGAGCAGCTTCTCACCGTCAAGGAACGCGATAGCGTCATGTGGCGCTCGACGATGGTCGTCTTCTGGCCGGTCTTCTTCGTCGAGGCGCTGTCCAAGCGCGCGACCGCTGCGCCGACGGGCGTCTGCTGCAAGGCGTGGCAGGGGGCCGTATGATGCAGGCCGCTACCGACATCTTTGCTGGTCAGCGCCAGGAAGGCGCGACCACCCGGCGTATCCGCTTCGCGATCAACCGGCTGCTGGCCGGCGAGGATCACCAGCTCGTCTATCTTTGGCCGGTCCCGCGCAGCGCTGATTACCCGCTCCGTATCGCCATCACGATCTTGCAGCAGAACCCGAGCCGCGAGTTCTTCCAGGTCGATATGAAGCTCGGTCGGATCTATCTGCCGAACGGCCGCCTGTTCCGAGTGATAGACGCCTGCCGGCATACCAATGATGCCGCCGGTTTCTACAACGCGACGGTGCTCTTCGATCACGCATGTTTCGAACGCGGTGAGTTCACGCCTGCCCCTTGCTGGTGGCCTTACGCCAAGGTCGCCGAAGAACTGGCGGGCCGCGAATGACCGAGACCCGTATCGCCGAGTTGCAGCAGGAACTCCGCAATGTCCGGACGCAGCGGCGCCGGAAAGAGATCCTGAAGGAAATCACGAAGCTGAAGGGCGGTAAGACCGTGGCCGACGTGCGCCGCGAGGCTTGGGGCCGCCCGAGCTACAAACTGAGGGGATGGTGAGATGCAGTGCAAAGATTGCGGTTTCGACAACATAGATCCGGCGTTCGAAGCCATCAACTTCCCGCTTGAGCTTGTACCCCACGATGGGAGCGCGCCGAACAATTCTGCGATGCCGATCCGGTGGGGCTGCATGTCTTGCGGTCGCTACCATTTCCGCGACGGCTCGCTCTACGACTATGAGAAAGCCAAGGCTATGTACCGCGGGGAGAAGGTGTGATGGCGACATGTGGACACCTGGAACTGAAAATCCGGAACGGCGTCGTCCGCGGCAGATACATCCCGCGCGACCGCATGGTGCTCGACGGCAGGGTCAAGCTCACTCCGCGCCGCCGGGAGATCCTTTGGCACATCGCCTTCTCCGACGGCATCTGGTGGCGCGAAGAGCGGGATTGGAGCCTGAGCTTCGAGAACCACCGGATCTTCGTGCCGTACCTCGGTGAGACGCAGATCAGTGCGATCGTGAAGTACCTGCGCCAGAAGCGGCTCATCGCCTATTCGAAGGAAGGCTGCCGGCCCGGATACGATCCCTTGATGAAGCCGATCCTGCTCATCACCCCGCGCGGGATGACCGCGCTTCTCGAATGCCTTGAATATCAACTGAAGGATGAAAAACGATGATGGAAGTCCGCGACGAAGTCCACGAGCAGAAGAGCGTCCTTTGGCGCTTCAACGTCATCTGCAACTTCTCAGGCGAAATTACGCTGCGCCTGGAAGAATACGCAGTCTGTGAGCGCCAGACGAAGCGCCACAAATGGAAGAAGGTCAAGCACTGGTCAACATACGATGAGCGATGGTCGAGCATCCGCCGTGAAGATGTGCCGGCACTTCCAGACTTCATCAAGCACCGAGCCCTGAAGGCACTGTCGATCGAATTCGAGATGCCGCAGACCAAAGCGGTGAGGTGAGCCATGGATGAGAACGCCGTTGTGCGCCTGCGCACCGAATTCTCGGTCTACGACAGACTCCCGCCGGATCTGCGGCTGGCATTGCAGAATGCCCCTTACGACCTCGATCCGGTCGAGGTGGCTGCGATGCTGCGCCGCGGTGTGGCGAAGAGCCTGATCAAGCGGCTGATCCGCAATCCGCTCGGTAACGCTTAGGATTTCACCATGAAACAGGAAAGAGACAAGATCGCAGCGAAGATCCGCGCCCTGCTCGCCAAGACGGTCGAGAATGGCTGCACCGAAGATGAAGCCCTGTCCGCTGCGCGGATGGCGGCGGCCCTGCTCGAAAAGCACAACATGACGATGGATGAAACGCAGCTTCGGGAAAACCCGATGAAGCGTGAGGCATCCCGTGTCAGCGAGATTGTCGGCGATCGATTGTGGAAGGTGGCCAAGGCCATCTCCGCGCTGACCGGCGCCCGCTACTGGCAGAGCCCGAGCGGTGTCTATCCGGTGACCATCACCTTCTTCGGCTTCGAGCATGAGGTTCAGGTGTCGCAGTACGTCTTGGAGATCTGCACCAGGGCAACAGAGCAGGCCGCCAAGCGCGTTGAGCGCGATAATGTGCTCTTGGTGAAGCGGAAGCGCGTTCAGATGCGGATCGCCTTCGTGGACGGCATGCTGGACCGCCTGGCTCAACGCATTCAGGCTATGGTGCCACCCGTCGCCGCGGGAACCGGCCTGGTGGTGCTGCGTGACCAACTGATCGACAAAGCGCTCGAAGACGAGGGTGTGAAGCTCAACAGCCGAGACATGCGAAAATCGCGCGACTTCGATCCCAACTACCTCGACGGCTACATCCAGGGTTCTCGCGTTTCACTGAACCGCGGCCTCTCCGACACCGGAAGCGATGGGCTCAAACAGATCCGCTGACAGCCTCAAAAATCCGAACTCTGCAAAGCCCGGCCATCGTGTCGGGTTTTTCTTTAGTTGAAAATCCGTGTGCCAGTAACCCTTACCTGTGACGCACCTGTGACAAAAATCACCGTTTAGATTCAAAGACTTCCGAGCGGTGGAACAGGCAGAACAGGTGAAACACGCTTTTTTCATCCCTAAGATTGGCAAGGGGTAAAACGGCCAAAACTACACTAAGTGTTACGGCCCGGCGATTTCCATTGTGGGTGGGGAATTTTCACCTCGCGTATAGAGATACCCTGTTCCACCTGTTCCTCCTGTTCCTAACCAGCTAACCCATTGTTTCTATTATTATTTACTGGAACAGAGAAGGATGAAAAAGGAACAGGTGGAACAGGGAAGATCTAAGGATTACAGTAAACAAGCGGGGAATTCTGTTAACCTGTAACGCTTAATCCGGGCGTTAACCAAAAATTTTTCCAAAACTCTCGCAGGCCGGGGTCTCAGCGCCCCCGCCCAGCCGCCGGAAGCCAGGAGGGACCCCGAGCGGTCGCCCTTATGCTCGGCCTGAGCATAACCGTAAGCCATTGATTGCCCTATATGTAACGCTTAATTATGTTACGCTTAGATACTGTAACGCTTATATATTGTAACGCTTAGATACTGTAACGCTTATATATTGTAACGCTTAGATAATGTAACGCTTATATAGTTAACATCCTATCTGAGCTTATATTAGCCAGGTCTAACGCGACGGCTTACGTGACTCCATTACGCATGCGAAACGATTGCCACACTGTCACACTTAGATGTCAGGCCGAGCCGTTACCCGGTTATCACCTGTTTGTTGACATGAAACGCTTAGATGTGTAACGCTTTGACTTATGACAGAACGCAGTCGATCCAGATCGGAAGCCAAGGCAAAAGGCCGCCTCTTTTACATTGGCGCGCCTTGCCACGCTTGCGGCTTTCGTAAGCGTTACACGTCAACTAAAGCCTGTTACGCATGCCGCAAGCAAAGAGCGCTGGACGTTGCCGAGATCGCGACACTAGCTCAGGCAGAGCGCAAGGCCGCAAAGGAAAGGCAAGCCGCAAGGCGTTGCCGAGCCATGGCACAACAGGCCGCAGATAACAAAACATTCCTTGAATTCGCCATTGTGGCATTACTGGAAAGGATAAAAGACCATGACAGCAGAGAATAAAAACGCGCGTCGCGATGCACTAGCAGCAGGCCGGAAAACGTATGTATGCGGCAAGCCTTGCGCAGTCTGCGGCTCGTCGATCCGATACACGGCAAACGGCCTTTGCATTGAATGCGACAAGATTAAGCGCGCTGCGGTTAACATCGATCCTGACAAGCTGGAATCCAGACGAGCCGCAGCAGCAGCAAGAGTCGCAAGGCATAGGGCGAAACAAAAGGCCGCGCGCCTGGCACGCAATGAAAACACGGAGTCCGACGAGTTCGCCGACATTCTCGGCTAAACGAATTCATCCACCTGTTGACATTCAACCGTGTAACGCTTAGATATAAAGCAACACGAAACAAGGAGTCGCCAATATGTCTAACTCGTCGATCGCCACACTTACCAAACTCGCAGATTTTCAGGATCGCCGCGCGGCTTTCCATCTCGCAAACGGCAACACTGAGCGCGCCGCGATCTGCGAAAAGAATGCGGCAAGCTACAAGCGCGAGATTGCCGAGCGTCAGGCCGAGCAGCTTAAGGCGGAATATCCGCTTACCGTTGCCGCCTTTCCTGACTTTGATCTGACGACAATGCCGCGCGACATTCCGGCCGGTTTTGTCGAGTCCAGCTATGCAAACGACACTTGCCCGTCATTCTGGAATGAGCAGCTTAAGCTTTCGATTCACGTTGACTATGTCGACTCCGATCTGCGCGAATTTGAAGGCGGCGAACGCTTTCACCTGCTGGACACTGAGAATGGAGAGTCTGTCATCTCGTCTGACGAGTTCGCCGAGATTGTCGCAGCTATTGCCGAGATCGAGTCGCAGATCACGGTAAAAGACGCAGACACGGCAACGGCCTTTCTAAACGGCCTTCACGGTAAAGGCTTGGCTTTCCATCCTGACGATAGGGCAAGCGATTGCTTGCGCGATTGCAATCTGTCGCGCGTCGCAATTCAGGCAATACAGATCAACATGCGCGCGACTTTCGCCTTCGTCGATCCTTATGAAATTTTGCTTGATCTCATCAACGCCTAAACCGCCATTCAAGGAGTCCAGCCATGCGCCGCAAGTCCAGCAGAACAAAAGCACGCCGAGAACGCCTTTTTAATGCGGTCTGCTATTGCGGAGTCGCAGTCCAGTTAATCGCCGCTTCCGTCGGCGCGCTTGCCGTCTTTTCCAACTTTCCCAACTGAGGAGTCCAGAACATGAAAGCCTTTCTTTGCCGAGCCGCTAACGTTGGTTCAATTCTTGCCGTCGCGGGGCTTTGCGGCTTTGCCGCTTATGTACCGAATCCCGCAGAGCAGCGCGAAACGCGATATCGCCTTGTCGAGATCCAGCCGAATGGCGAGTCCGATATCCGCGATTATGATCTGAGCGCCGACGATTGCCGCGCGCGTCTGCTGTCTCTGCTCGTCAGTCGCGCGGAGTCGGCCTTTCGTTTTACTTGTGAAGTCCAGCG